GTGACATTGGTGATTTCGGACAGCTGGAGGAGTCGGAATGCGTCGATGAGGCTGAGGGTGACGATGGCGTAGTCGGCGGATTGGTCGGCCCACGTCCAGTCCCAGCTGGTGATGAAGCCGGTGAACAGGTTGTAGGTCGTGCCCGAATAGGTCGTGTGGATTTTGACTTGCCGCATCGGCAGGATTTGGCCGTAGTACGGGCTGGCGGCGTTGTCAGGGTTCCAGTCGCCGGTGAAGTCTTGGAATTGGACGACGGCCTGGCCTGGCGTGTATTGCTCAAACATTCGGTCACGGCCACGCCTGATCGAGATGCGTTGAACCGTGCTCGAGACATCAACGACGTCTACGACGGCGGTACCGAGGACGTTTTCGCCAAGGATGCCGTCGTCAAGGTCGCCGAGGACGAACACGTCGCCGAACCCGGCTCCTGTGCCGAGCCGGATTTGGACAACGGGTTGGCAGGGCAGAGTCATTAGAAGTTGCTGTAGACGAGGCCGGAGCCGTTGCGCTGGGAGTTGACGAGGCCCTTACGGATGGATTCGACGAGGTCGTTTTCGGTGGTGACGGACCCTCCGACGTTGACGATCACGTTGCCGGCCGGTGCGGCCATGCCACCCATAAGTCGTGGCGCCACGCCTCGGGTTTCGGATGGTGTTTGGCCGACTGGCATTTGGACGCCTTGGTAGACGCCATAGACAGGCATTGCGATTCCTTTGGCGGCTTCTGTTTTCAGCAGGTTTAGGGCTTTGTCGAATTCGCCTTGTTCAAGGAGGGCGAGTATGCGGATTTGGGCTTGTGATGCGATTCCGGCTTCTTGGACGATGCGAGCGAAGTCCTCAATGACGGCTTTTTTCATTCGTTCGGATTCGCGGAGGGATGCGTCGGTGCCTTCTTTGAACGCTGTGCTTACGGATGTTTTGTAGTCCGTGATCTGTTGCTCGAGATTGTTCCAGGCTTCGTCCTGGTTCAGTTTGAACAGGAAGTTGTCCCATGTGTCGATGAGGCCGTTGGTGTCGCCGTCAAGCACGTTGATTGCGTCGCCAAGTTTGAGGGCGTTGTAGCGGGCCTCACCCATGGCGACGGTGTTTTTGTAAAAGCCGTCCTCGGCGAGTGCGAGGCTTTTCACGACCTTTTGGCTGTAGAGCGTTTCGACGTTGCTCATGATTTCGTCGAGGTCGGATGCGCCGCCGAATAGGTCGGACACGCTTTCGATGACTTCGCCTGCGGTGTTGTTGAAGAGATTGAGGGCCGGGACCAAAATGGTGCCCAGGTTGATGGCGAGGTCTTGGAAGGCGTCGCCCAGTTTGTCCATTGACTCGCGGAAGTCTTTGGCCCGTTCGACTTCTCGAGCGTCAATGACTTTGGCGTCGGAGACTGCGTCAAGGCTTTGTTTGAGGCGCCCTGACCCCATTTGGACAAGTTCGGCCATTTCGGCCCAGCCTTTGCCGAGCACCGCGGCCCCCAGGCGGGCGCGTTCGGTGGCGTTTGGGATGTTTTTGAGGCGGTCAAGGGTGTTGATGAACGTGCCGTTGACGTCGACTAGGCCGGTGTCGGTGCGGGCAATTTCTACGCCAAGGTCTTTGAACTCCTGCTTTTGGGCAGAGATCGCAATGTTCATTTTGTTGATTGCGCTTTGGACGGCGCCCGACTCAACACCTAGATCGCCGGAGACTTCTATCCAGCGGGAAGCGTCCTCGACCGCAAGACCTGTGGCGTCCGCGAACTTTGAGGCGGCCAATGCGAGATCGGTGAATTCTTTGATGCCTTTGATAGCGAAAGTGGCGATGGCCGTGCCTGCGACGGCGGTAAATGCCATTGCGTTTGCTTTGATGAAATCGCCGGCTGCGCCGAATCCGGCTTTGAGTTTGCCCATCGCACCATCGGCTTCGGCGATTTTGGTCTTGAAGTTGTTGAACGCGGCGTTAGCGGCCGTGATGCCCTTGTCGCTGAACTCGCTAATAATCGGGATAGTTACGGCCATTAGCTGTTCCTTCGCATCATGGTGGCGATCTCGTTTGCGTTCGAGCCAATCTTCATGAGTTCTTGGTTGATTTCGCGTTCAACCTCAAGCGCCAGGTCTAGAAACTCGCGTTCGGTTTCGCTAAGTTTGCCTTCGGCGTTGGGCCACATGAATCGGGACGCCCGGCCAAACTCTTTGTTGAGTTTGCTGATGAGGTAGGCGCCTTGCCCGTTTTTAGCGTGGCCGTTTGGCCGGCCAGGGTAAGAGCGGGTGCGGCCGCCGTAACCGACGTTTCCGACCTTTCCGGCCATGTCGGCGATGGCTGTCGCGGCGTCTGCTGTTTGGACGCGCACGGTGCCGATGGTTTCAAAGCGGGCACCTAGTTCGATGTTTCGCGCTCGAGCTCGGCGGGTGTTGATGTTGATTTTGACTTTTTTGACGGCGCTGGCGCCGGTGCGGCCGGAGTGCTGGAAGCCTTTGGGCAGGGTCGCCGATTTGGGTTTGGCTTCGTCGATGGCGGTGGCGATCGGTTTGGCTAGTTCGCGGAAGCGTTTGCCGAACTCTCGACGTAGGGCCGGGTCGATTTTGCCGAGGATGCGGAGGTTGTCCTTGAGTCCTTCGACTTGGATGCTCACTTCACGCTCCTTTGCTGGTCTGATTCGACCAGGAGGCGCACCATCTCGTCAATGATCGTTGGCGGGGTCTCGAGCAGGGCGGCCGGACTAATGCCGGTGCGTATGGCGAGCTGTGCGATCAGGTTGACGTGATACTGGGCTTTTCCTGGCGTTCTTTTGGGACTAACTGAACGTCTGCCACGGTGTCGATGAACTGCGGCCACACCTTCACGGTGATCTTGGACTTCCGCAGGGCTTCATAGGCCAAGTAGCAGATTTGCTTGAACTGGATGGGGTCAAACATGGCGGCCGCCGCCTTGCCTGGGTGGTGATCTTCCCAGGCGCAGGCGACGGCGTAGGTAATCGGTGCGATGTGTTCGCTGCCGTCGTCCATGGTGACCTTGAGGTCCATTCCAATCATTGTCGGGCTCCTAATTGGGTTGGATTACGGGGTGACGATGTCGCGGGCCCAGGTGCCGCCGGTGAAGGTCACGTTGACCATCGACAACTCCCCGACGCTCGACACGACCGGCGTGAAGTTCGAGAGGAACGCACCCGTGATCGTGTATTCGGGGTTCGTGGCCGATTCGGTGGTGCCCGACGGCGAGATGGTCAGGGTGACTGCGTCGTCGCCGCACACGTCGAACAGGGTTGCCTCGATCTCGGAGGCGCCGTAGCTGTTGAACATGGTGAGGGTCACGTCGACGGACTGGAGGCCCTTGGTGTAGCTGCGGCCGTTGGACCCCATCGCGGTCGTCTCGAGCTGGTCGAAGCCGACGGTGAGGGTGACGGACTGGCATTGGTCGGATACGTCAACGGCGCCGATGGCGACGGTTGCGTTCGACAGGAAGGTTGTGGTGGCCATGTGGCTCCTTTGGTTAGTTTCGCCTGGAGGCGATGCGGACGGTGAGGTCGTAGGCCGGGAGTTCCTGGCTTCCGATGATGGCCAATGATGGTTGGCCGCTGGTGACGGCTAGCCCTTGGTCTGCCATGAGTGTGTCGATGGTGGTTAGGAGCCAGTCGGCCGAGTCTTGGTTGCCGGGTGGGGCAGCCAGGACCCGGAGGGTGAAAGTGAGATCGCCCACGTTGTAGGTGAAACTCGTGAAGGTTGGGAGCTCGACGAATACGGTGAGTGGGCGGGCGTTGCGGGGGTCGGTGACGGGCACGAGGCCGAGCGCGGTGATGCGGTTGATGATCGCGGTTCGCGCTTCTGCGAAGATGCCTGTCGCCGCCACCTCAAGCCACCTGGCTCCTGTTGATGCCGAGCAGCTGGTGGATTCGACCCATGTTGAAGCCGGTGGTGGCCGGCGTCATTACCTCAAAGGTTTGGAATGAGTCGATGGAGCCGCGTTCCCGGTAGAGGGCGGCGGCGTAGAGGGTGGTGCCGAGGGTGACGTCGCTGGATGGGCTGGTGGTGGCCGAGTCGGTGTAGCCGGCCTCGACGCGCTTACGGAACGCCCAGGCATTCGCAGCAGCGACGCAGGTGGCAATGTAGGCGGTGTCGTTGGCGGTGGCTGTCGCAATCCCGAGGAATTGTTCGACGTTGGCCGAGGTGGTCCAGGTACAGGTGATCGACCAGGTGAGTGTGCCAAACGGGTCGGCTGCGTCGCGTTCGACGGTGTGGCCGGCGTCGATGTAAGCCAACTGGTTTGGGATGACGACGTCCGTGTTGAACGTCAGGTCACCTTGGTAGGACACTCCGGTGAATAGGAACTGGGGAACGGCGATGACGGTGAATGTGCCGTCCATTCCGTTCCCCAGCCCTGCCACGGTGATCGACTGCCCGACAGCTATGTCGGTCTCCGTGAGGCTCTGAATCACGACGACGTCATCCAGCCGCATGCGGTGGGAGATGTTGAACGTCGCCATAATTCAAGTCCTCAATTCAGGTCAGACGAAAGCGGCCTTGATGAACTTGCTTGCGTCGACCATGACCGGGGCGAAGTAGCCGCGGAAGGCGATCGTGCGAGCGAGCAGGCTCGGGTTTTCGATGCTGACGACGCCCTTCTGCTGTTCCCAACATTCGAAGCCGTCGGCGTTGCCGATGATGAGGGTGTTGAGGGCGAAGTTGCGGTCCACGACGACGCGAAGGCCGAACGCGGTGGCGTCTGCGGTTCCGGGGGTCATGGTGCCGTAGGCGTTCATCGGGCCGACCTGCGGGAACAGCGGGCGGTCGGCGGTGTCGGCCAGCGAGCCGAGCTGCTTCCAAATGTTCGGCGAAACGAACAGGTGGGTAGGCAGGTTGCCATTTGACGCGGTCAGGATGTCCGAGGCGGCCTCGTAGATCCACTCGACCCAGTAGGCCGGGTCTGCGCCGCTGGCGCCGGTGAAGTTGTTGGTGTTGGTCGCACCGGAGACGAGGGCGTCGGCTGCGACGTCGTCGGTCTGGTTCGCGTAGATGCGGGCCATGTCGTCGACGAGGGCGCCGAGCACTTCGGGGCTGGACCAGTCGATTGAGGCTTCGGACAGCTCGACGTAGCCGCCGTAGATCGCCTTGGTCACCTGGACGTCGTTCACGACGAAGG